TAATGGTATGGCTCGGTGTTGTTTAGTAAGGTAATGGCTATGTATTGTAGTGTTGTGTGCGGAGTAGCGAGGCAAAGGAATCTTGTAGAAAATTGAGGAGGGTTATATGACGGAAAAGGAATTAAATCAATTGCATTACTTAAATATTGAGATTGCAAGACTCAAAGAAGAAATTGCTGAGCTTGAAGCTAATAATTATCGTTCACCGCAGATTACGGGGCTACCGTCCGGCACAGGTACGGGTGACCCTGTGGGTCAGACAGGCACAGAGCTGTCGGAGCGAAAAATGTTGCTTAATTTAGCGTATACAAGGGCTGAAATTGAGAAGAACCGTCTGGAAAGATTTATAGCCTCTATAGATGATGCGGAAATGAGATTAATTATAAGATTAAGACACATAAAGAGTATGACGTGGGAAGAAATAGGCGGGGAAATTTACATGCACCGAACCACAGTCAAACGAAAATATTATAAATTTTTGAAGGATGCACACAATGCACCTCGATAATGAGATATAATGTAAAGTAAGAATACAGGATAAGTATTCTACCTCATAATTCGGTTATGGCAACCGAAGGCTTCTTTTATTATTTTTTAGCACCCGAAATCAGGGTGCTTTTTTGCTGCAAGGAGGTGGCATTATGACGGAAAAGCAGAAAAGATTTTGTGAAGAGTATATCACTGATTGTAATGCCACGCAGGCAGCAACCAGGGCGGGATATTCCTCTAAAACAGCCTATTCGATAGGACAAAACTTATTGAAAAAAGTTGAAATACAAAATTATATAAAGGAACTGTCCGAAAATGCTAAAAATGAAAAAATTGCAACGGCCCGGGAGGTAATGGAGCATCTTACGGCTGTGATGAAAGGTGAGGTAAAGGAGCAAACCCTTATTTGGATTGGTGATGGAAAGCAGGATATCACAGAGATTGCCGTTTCTGAAAGAGATAGGTTAAAGGCTGCAGAGCTATTGGGAAAGAGATATGGCTTGTTTACCGACAAGGTTGATGTAAACGGCGTTGCTACTGTGATATTTGAGGGAGAGGGGAAGCTTGATGACTGATATAGACAACAGAAAATCAAAAAAAGCCAGGACATACCTACGCAAGGTAATTATGATGAAAGATAAAATTCAGATTTTACACCGCACTTTGCAACTTAGAAAAATGTATTCGCAGGTAATTCCCGAGGGGCTGGAAGAAGAAAAGCAAAAGCTCTTGAATGATGTGAGCGATATAACCGACAAAATAATATCTTTAAAATGGCCCTATGACAAAATATTGTATATGCGTTTTGTGGAGGGTAAGACTCCACTTCAAACAGCAATGAAAATGGAAATCAGTGAACGGCATATATATAGGCTACAGAAAGAGGCGCTCACCCAATTTTATGACAGATATTTACAGGAGAGTGATATGGTTGACGAGTAAGCGTATCTATTTACCCGATATTATAGGCAAAGGCTATAAGGATTACTGGAGCTTCAAGGGACGTTACAGGGTGTGCAAGGGTAGCCGTGCATCCAAGAAAAGCAAGACTACGGCGTTAAATTTGATATACCGATTGATGAGGTATCCGCAAGCCAATTTGCTTGTGGTACGTAAGGTGTTTGGTACGCTTAAGGATAGCTGCTATTCGGATTTAAAATGGGCTATCCACAGACTTAGTGTGGACAGCCTTTTTGATTGCAAGCTCTCTCCTTTAGAGATTACCTACAGACCTACGGGGCAGAAGATACTGTTTCGGGGCTTGGATGACCCGCTTAAGATTACCTCTATTACCGTTGATGTTGGCTGCCTTTGTTGGATGTGGATTGAGGAGGCCTATGAAGTCAGCTCAGAGGATGATTTTAATATGCTCGACGAAAGTATTCGAGGCGAAGTTTCCGATGGCTTGTTTAAGCAAGTGACACTTACCTTTAACCCGTGGAGTGATAAGCATTGGCTTAAGAAACGGTTTTTCGATGCCGAGGACACAAATGTCCTTGCCAAAACCACAAACTATATGTGTAATGAGTGGCTTGACGAAGCTGATATAAAGGTGTTTGAGGATATGAAAAAGAATAATCCCAGACGTTATCAAGTGGCGGGCTTGGGTGACTGGGGCATTACGGACGGCCTTGTGTACGAAAACTGGGGAGAGGACAAGGATTTTGACCTTAATGAGATAAAGAAAATTGAGGGCATAAAGGCTGTGTTTGGACTTGACTTCGGCTACACCAATGACCCTACGGCATTGTTTTGCGGTATGGTAGACAGCGTAAATAAACGCTTGTATGTTTTTGACGAGCTGTATGAAAGAGGTTTGTCAAATGAGCGAATAGCCGAGAAGATAACTCTGAAGGGTTATCGCAAGGAAAAAATAAGAGCTGACAGTGCGGAGCCTAAATCAATAGACAGGCTTAGAGAGCTTGGTTTGTCACACATAAGAGCTGCACGTAAGGGCAAGGACAGCATCCGCAGCGGTATTGATTTAATCGGGGATTATGAGATTATTGTAAATCCTACGTGTAAGAATTTTGTTGATGAGATAAGTCAGTATGCTTGGGATAAGGATAAGCAAGGTCATACTACCAATCAGCCTGTTGATGAGCATAACCACCTTATGGATGCTATGAGGTATGCTATGGAGGCTGTCGGTAAGGGTGATACGTTTAGTTTTGAATGAGAGGTGATAAGGTGCTGACAGATATAACAAGGGAAATTATAAACAGAATATGGCAGGGAGCAGGGCAAATGACCTCGGAGGAGTTTTATGCAAAGGAGCTTATCAAGTGGCTGCACTCACCCGAGAGGCTTAGTCAGGTATGCGGTTGTAAGTATTACCTAGGCAAGCAGGATATTTTGCTTAAAAGGCGTACTGCAATAGGTGAGGGCGGCAAAAGGGTAGTTATTGACAACTTGCCGAATAGTCGAATAATTGACAATCAATATGCAAAGCTTGTCAATCAGAAGGTCAACTATATGCTCGGTAAGCCGCTTACCATACGTACCGAAAACAAGGCATACGAGGAACAGCTCAAAGGTATTTTCAACAAGGGCTTTATGCGCCTTATGAAAAACACCCTGCGCAGCTCCCTTAATTGTGGCATAGCTTGGCTATATGTTTACTACAAGGACAATGAGCTTGCCTTTAAGCTTATGCCGGGACACGAGATATTGCCGTTTTGGTCGGACTGTGAGCACACACAGCTTGAATGCGCCTTGCGTTATTACACGGTGACAGGCTATGAGGGTAAGAACACGGTTATCAAGGAAAAGGTGGAGCTTTACAAGGCTGACGGGGTTTATCGCTATGAGCTTGACGGCAGCAAGCTTGTGCCGGATATGGATAGCGAGGATAAGGACAATTTTAAGCCATACACCGAGGGTGCGGAAAAATGGGGTCGAATTCCTCTTATTGCATTTAAGGTGGGTAGTGATGAAATTCCGCTTATCAAGCGTGTTAAAAGCTTGCAGGACGGCTTAAATGTGTTACTTAGTAACTATATGGATTGTATGGAGGAAAACATTCGCAATACAATTTTGGTTATTAAAAATTATGATGGTGAGGATTTAGGGCAATTCCGCAGAAACCTTACCACCTACGGAGCTGTCAAGGTTAAGACTGTTGACGGCTCGCAGGGCGGTGTTGAAACGCTGAGTGTTGAAGTCAATGCCGAAAACTACAAGGCTATTATTGAGATATTTAAAAAGTCCATCATTGAGAATGGTATGGGCTATGATGCAAAGGATGATAGGCTTAGCGGCAATCCAAACCAAATGAATATACAATCTATGTACTCGGATATTGACCTTGACGCAAATGAGATTGAAACCGAGTACCAAGCAGCGTTTGAGGAACTGCTGGAGCTTGTCAATGCGTATTTATACAGCCGAGGCAAGGGGAGTTACAGAGGTGAAAGGGTTGAGATTATATTTAACCGAGATATGCTGATTAACGAGGGTGAGGTTATTGACAATTGTATCAAGAGCTTGTCTATTTTAAGCGAGGAAACGGTTGTGGCACAGCACCCTTGGGTGGACGATGTACAAAAGGAGCTTGACCGCCGTAAGGAACAGAATAGCGACGGATACGATAACCACTTCAGCAATACTTCCGATAATTCCGATAAGGTAGGTGAGGATAATGCCGAATAAGGCATATTGGAAAAAGCGTCAGGAAGACCTACAGCTGGGTTTAATGAACAATGCAGAGAATTACACTGCCGAAATCGAAAATGGCTATAAAACGGCTATGAAAGAGATGGAAAAGCAAATATCGGTGTGGTATCAACGCTTTGCCGATAACAATCAGGTTGATATGGTGACCGCTAGGCGAATGCTCACCAACGGAGAGATGCAGGAGCTAAAGTGGGATGTTGAAACCTACATAGAGTATGCAGAAAAAAACGCCATTGACCCGCTGTGGGAGAAGGAGCTTGAAAACGCCTCGGCAAGGGTACATATATCAAGGCTTGAAGCTCTTAAGCTGCAGACACGGCAACAGCTTGAACAGCTTTACGGCAACAGAAACGCAGAGCTTACAGAGCTGATTGGGAGTACCTACACGGAAAGTCTTTATAAGAACGGTTATGAAAATTTCATCCGAACAGGTATTGAAACGCACTTCGATACCATAGATAAGTACAAGCTCAATCAGGTGCTTTCCAACCCATGGACTACTGATGGAGTAAACTTTTCGAACCGTTTATGGAGCAATAAGCAACAGCTCATAAGAACGCTTAACAGCGAGTTTATAAGAGCATTTAGCATGGGTGAGACACCCGATAACCTTGCAAGGGCGATATCCAAAAAGTTGGGGAGCGATATGAGAGCAACCAAAAGGCTTGTAATGACCGAAAGTGCATACTTTGCAACCAAGGGGCAGCAGGATTGCTATAAGGAGCTTGGAGTGGAGGAGTACGAAATAGTAGGCACGCTTGACAGTATTACCTGTGACGAGTGCGGCGGTTATGACGGTAAGCATTTCCCGAGGGAGGATATGCAAGCCGGTATAAACGCACCGCCTTTTCATCCCAATTGCCGTTGCACCACTATTCCATACTTTGACGATGAGTTTACCGAGGGAGAGGAGAGAGCTGCACGAGGTGAGGATGGTAAAACCGAGTACGTGGATGATATGACGTACGAGGAGTGGAAAGCGGAATATGTTGACAATACTACTAAAAGTGATATAATGAAAATAGAAGGTAAGCATACTAAATTGTCGGATAATTATGAAGTATTAAATCCTATGAATGCCGAAACATATTTAAAGATGAAGCAAGGTGTGGAACGGCAAGGGTATACGGTTATAGCAGCTACAACAGAGGATGATATAAATTATTTAAAAGCCTTTGGGGCTGAGGCTATATCCGATGAATATGGCATAATGCACATGGGTGATGTACCGAGTGCCTCTGCGTTTTTTGAAGAAGTTATCCATTTAACGCAGATGAAAAAATATGGTGTTCCTGATAGTGCAGATTTTGTTGAGAGGACAGCAAGAGAGATAGCCGCAAATAAAATGTTGCTGAAGAATGCTAAAGCTTATGGCTTTACTGCAGAGGATGTTAAAGAAATAGAATCTAATTTAGCAAAATGGGAAAACGATTTCGAAAGGAAGGTAGGTGTGAGCTATGAAAAAAGTGAATATGATAGAGGAATTTAATACATCTATGGGTAGAATTTTTATCATAGAAAATGAATTCTCAATTAGAGTGGGAGACGAAGTTGAGATTAACAATGAAACACACAAAGTAAAGAGAGTTATATCACCTACAAAACCTACTGAAAAAAATGTAATATCAATCATAGTTTAAAAGCACTTTTGAGAAATCAGAGGTGCTTTTTTCGTTACAAAAAAACTCACGCATTGATATATTAAACTCACGCCGTGAGATTAACGTGAGTTTAAACCGAAAGGAGAGTGCAAATTGATGAGTAGAGAAATTACAGAAAAATTGTTTCCGTCGCTTACAAACTATACCGATGAAATGTATTTGGGAAATGAACCGGAGTACATTGCCTATTATTGGGGAACTAAGCATGGTGAGGCGAGGACTATTTTAAGGAATGGTGTACACGAAATACAAAATTGTAAATATACGATAAAGGGATACTGTATTTACATAATCGGAGTAACGTTGGAGATAGTAAAAAACCTAGTAAGTGCCCCACCCAAGAGATACAAAACACTCAACGGTGTATTACAAAGCGTGGCAGGCAGTGAAATAGAACGTGATGAAGTGGTTAGATTGTTAAAAACAGAGAAAAATTGTTTGTTGGAGGAACTGATACTGAATAGGGTATTTGATTTGTCGGATGAAGGAGTAAAGGATTGGTATTTATTTGGTGAACAGCTCAAAAAAGAGAGAAAGCAAGCGTGCAGCAAGAAAAAATAACTTGCTTATAACTTGCTACAGCATTATATTTTTGTTTGAAAGTCCTTAAAACAAGGGCTTTTTTAATTTGCCGCAAATTTACAAGTGAAAGAGGTCTTTAAGAGGTGGAGACGGAGTAGCTTATGCGGTG